AATCTGTAATACTTTTTTTTAAGTCATTACGATCTCCATATTTAAATCTTATTTCGTCTAAGTAGTCTTCGAAGTGTGCTAACTTAAAATCTAAGTTTTGTTTTTTTAAATGATAAGTAGGCATGTTAAAGTTTAATAATTGTTTTGGGTCAGTGGATATTAATTTTTTCTGTAAGTATTTATCAAAATGTTTTCTGAATACCTCTGCTTGCGCATCTCCTTCGATGTAGTCTTTTGCTTTAATTCTTTCTTCAAATTTATTTTTTACAATCGTTTCAAAGTCTATGGGTTTCATTCTAGGAACCCATATTTGAGCTTGAGTTATTACTTCATCATAAAATTTTTTCATATCTCGTAGAGTGGGTCCATCCATTTTCACTAAACTTTGAACGGCTTGTCCATTTTTACTGCCAGATATTTTTACTTCGTACTTATTTCTAGCATATTCAATTATATCACCAATCGCTGAAGCCCCTTCAACAGTCGAATAACCTATTCCTACCCAACTAAATAAAGTTGCTATTGTTTTCTTACTACAGTTAACAATCTCTGCTAAAGTATTCATTCCGAATTGTCTGTCAGATTTACTGTGGGAGGTGCCTTTTTTAGCTCTTAAAATTGCTTCGTCGTCTTTAGATTGGATAGCAAGATTGTGAACAAAGAGGTCTACTTGCTCCGTGGTCCAAGATCCGTGTTTCAATAACACTCCAGCTACTGCAGTGCAATATTTATCACGGGCACCTTTTGTTGGATAACAGATACAAAGAGCAGTTTGCAAAGCAATCTTACCAATGTCCGCTGTTAAATCAAATTCTTTAGGATACGTTGTTATGCCTTCATACTTTTCCCATTCTATCATCTCATCGCCTAAATGATATTTTGATTCTGGAACTATAGTGTAGTGAGTTGTGCCACATCTTATTTCACATATCGTTGCACCGTGTTTTTCTTTTTTAATTTTTTCTTCTAACTCGTCAGGTAAAATAAATTTTTTAGCTTCTACTTTACCTTTCCATAAGTAATGGCTCGTGGGACTATTTCTTCTACCAAATATTGCACCACAATATTTAATATGATCATCTACAAAAAATCTAACTTTGCTATTGTCTATGTCAAAGTCTATGTATTCATCTAATCGAATAGCGATTTGTTTTCCAATGTGATTGTTTTCCCAATCTTGAGCGGTCACTTTAAAATCTGGTTTACTCCATTTTGACAGAATAGATTTTTTATTATCACAGGGTAATGTTACAAACCCTGCGTCTATCCAATCTTTATAAGTTCTCAATGCGTTTTTTGTCATAAAAATAGTTACGGGGCCGATTCAGTCTCCCTAGCCGGCCCCTGTTTTTCCTACGCAGGAACTTATAAGTCTAATGTCTTTTTAGCTTTTTGACTCTGTGGAGTATCGGCTTCGTGTTTAACTTTTACAGAGTTCTCACCAACGCTGTTGCTGAAATCTCTTGCAATTTTATAAACACCGGCATCACTTACAGGTCCAACTTTAGACACATCCCAACCAAACCATGTTCCTTTGTCGTTAGACTGCTGAACAGTTTTTAGTTTATAAATATGGCTGTATGTTGGCGGAGTAAACAACCCGCTTTTGCCTTGCATTTTTATACTCATCATCATTGAGTTCCACTTTCTACTCACTTTTAACTGAGTAGCTTTCATAGAAATCAAAGCTGTTGATGGGTTTTCTCCAAGGATAACTACAAAGTGACTAGCTGTATTTTCAAGATAGTTACCACTTGGTAATCTATCTTTATTGAACTTGTCTCTTTTAGTTTCAGGTACATCATCCCCAGCTTCATATATTTTTACTGGAGCTCCCTGACTCTCACCTCTGTCTTGCCATTCTATGTATTGTCTCTTGTAATGCACAGGAATGACATCTATTCCCTTTTCACCATCAAAAATTTCATTTGTGACAGTGTTGATTATCATGCCAGGTTCTGCCCCCTGAACATGTTTAGCATCTCGCTTGTTACATTCAGGCGAAAGCTGACCAAGAACTTTTAAAAACGGTAATGCAAGATCATCTTGTTTTATGTTTGCAATGCCTTGGCCTGCATCTGTTTCAAACATATTAACACTTAGCTCGTTTTTCTTTTTTGTTTGTACTTCACTCATTGTTATTGTTTCCTTTTTATTGTTGTTTTGTTTCCAATGAATACATTGAAAAGTTCCGTTGGCATTTCTTTTCCTGCCTCGATACGCTCACGGACTAGCGCTTTTAGAGTCATAGGTTCGACCTTCAGCTTTTGCATCGGATCTAAACCCTGACTCTTTGCAAGTTCGGCATAATCAGCCGCCTTGTTGTCCTCGTTACGACCGAACGATACGGATATCTCATTTTTGATTATATCGCCCAGGCCATTCTCACGAAGCCAGTTAAACGCCTCAGCTTTTTTAGCTTGTGTAATTGTGGCGCTGTAATTTGTTTTTACCTCTACAGATGAACC